AAGTTTGAAGTTAATGTATCTGACCCTACTGTAGTAGATACTTTGTATTGGCAGTATGTAGATGAAAGCACTATTCCTACTACTACAACTAGCACAACTACTACAACAACTACTTCTAGCACAACTACTACAACTACTACAACAACGACTACTGTTCCACCACCACCACCTCCACCAACTACTACGACTACAACACTTCCTCCTGTAGTTATTGTTACAATGGATGATGGTTCTGAAGCAGAGTATGAAGTTTACGAAATAGAAGATGGCACAGTAGAGCGTGACAATGAGCGTAAAGCTAACGAAGATAAGTATGATTGTTATATGACTGATGCACAAATAGAGCGTGGTGATTGTGATATACCAGAGGAAGAATCAAAAGAAGAAGTTATAATTATTGTTGATGAAGAAGAATACGATACCAAAGAAGAACTTTCTGATGATGATGATATGGTACTGGAACTGGAGCTTGAAGATGAAGTGGAAGAACTTGAACCTATTAAAGAAGAAGAGCCTGTTGAAGAGGAAGTGGAGATTGATGTTGAGATACTTGAAGAAGAGTTTGACTTTGAAGAAGTTGTCATTGAGATACCAGATGAAGTAATAATTATTATAAAAGAAGAAATTATAGAAGAAGAAGTAGTAGAAGATGAGTTGGATAAAGAAATACCAGGAGATGACATCATCAGAGAAGATGCAATTCAAGAGGAAGATGTCAAAGACCAGGATATACAAGAAGAAGTCATAGATCTTATAGAGATCACTGAAGAAGAAGTAGCTGAAGAAGTTGCTGAAGTAGAAGAAGTCATTAAAGATATTGTCATAGAAGAAGTCACTACTGAAGAAGTCATAGAAGTTATAGAACAAGTTAATGACATTGGTGTACAGAATTTAGACCAAGCTACTGAAGAAGTACAAGAGGTAGTTCAAGCTGTTGTTGAGGAAGCTATTGCAGATGTTGAAGAGCTTACTGAAGAACAGGTAGAAGTTGTTGCTGAAGTACTACAAGTAGAAGCAGAGGATGTAGCTATTATTGCTGAGTCTGTTAAAGATGATGAGGTTATAGCAGAAGCTGTTGAGGAATATGTAGAGAGAGCTGTAGAGAATGCAGATGTAGAAAACTACACACTTGCTGATGTTGTGACAGAAGTACAGTTTGAAACCTTTATAGAGAACCCAATACAAACTTTCATAGATATAGACATACAAGAAATAAACTTTAGTGACATAGGTAATGATATGACTAGCGACCAAAAAGAAAAAGCACAAGAGGTCGTAGTTCCTGTAATCTTGACTAGAATAGCTAGTATGGCAGCATTTATGTTTAGGAGAGGCTGATGATTAAGAAGTTATGGGCTTGGTTCATTGAAGCAATTAAAGAGACACTTAACCTTAGTTGGACTTTGGTTGGTTTAGTTATTGCAACACTTACTCTTACTGGATCTGCACAACAAGTAACAGGTCTAGCTACTATAATAACACTAGCCATATGGCTACTAACGATTGGATTTAGGAAATGAAATTACAAGTAGTAAGAACACAGTTCGGTAAAGATGCAACTAATGGGATGTTGTTTATTGATGGTAAGTTTGAGTGTTATACATTAGAAGATCAATACCAAGCAGTAAAAGTAATGCACGAAACCTGCATACCTGAAGGTACATACGATATAAAGTTTAGAAAAACAGGTGGCTTTCACGCTAAATATTCAGAGAGATACAAGAACGCACATTATGGTATGTTGCATATACAAGATGTACCAGGATTTACCTATATACTGATACACACTGGCAACACTGATGAGCATACTTCGGGATGTCTTATTGTCGGAGAAACTCAACAAGATTTAGATATAAACTTTAATGGTATGGTAGGCAGCAGCACTGTAGCGTACAAGAAACTCTATGCAAAAGTGGCTTCAGAATTATTACAAGGTAAAAAAGTTACCATAGAGTACAGCAAAATTAACTTAGATGGTGCAAGTAACAAAGCAACTGATGATGTAATACTAACTAGCACTGTTATGGAGAAATTAGAAGAGATTAACGGAAATATTACTAAAACCAATGCTATGCTTAAAGGTAGACTTATTACATAATGTTTGAAAGATTTAAAAGAAAAAGAAACCAAGATGGTACATTCAAGAAGGATGTTTGGTGGACACCTTGGTCCGATTCGTGGGAGTATAAGATGAGTGAAGAACTTAAAGATATGCTTGAAAGAACTATATGGACTTTTATTGAAGCATTCCTTGGAGCTTTAGTTGTTGCACCTTTGATATCTGTTGATGCAAATACATTAGAGTTAGCTGCATTAGCAGGTGGTGGTGCTGCACTTGCAGTTATCAAGACATACGCAAAGAAAAAAATAAGCTAAGAAACTGTCATAAAATCTGATTATACTAAGCCTTAACAGAAAGGCTGCGTATGAAAAAAGATAAAAAAGACTTAGGTAATAACTATTTTAAATCAGGTTGGCAACCATCAGCAGAGTTTGATGAGGCTACTGGTTTAGGAGAGATAACACATATAGGGCAAGACCCTAACTACAAATCTAAATTTGACACCATCTTAAAAGACTGGGGCTTTGACCCAGAACATTACGAGATAGATGGTAAGGTCAAAGCATCATCTTGGAACACACAACTTAAAGGTGGAGATGTTGAAACCTTCTATGCGTTTAAAGGAGTAGTCAGAAGGCGACATCCTGCTCGTGATGAATGGTATGACAAGCTACTTAAAGAAGTATCAAAGAAGAAACCACTAAAGAAAAAGAAGATTAAGAGTGATTTAGCATACATCTTTACACTTAGTGACTGGCAACTAGGGAAAGTTGACCTCGGTGTAGAAAAAACGCTTGAGAGATACGACAAGGCACTTGAGAGAGCAGTAGCAGAGGTTAGGCGACTAGGTAGCGTAGATGAAATTTATTTGCTTTCTATGGGCGATTTGACCGAAGGTTGCTACGGATTTTACGATTCTCAACCCCATAATGTATCTTTAAATCTATCTCAACAGTATCACTTAGCAAGAAAGCTGATAATGAAAACTGTTGATACATTTCTACCCTATGCAAACAAGATTGTACTGTCTGGTGTACCTGCTAATCACGGAGAAATGGCTAGATCAGGTAAAGGACAGGTAGTTACATCACGATTAGACAACTCTGACACTATGCACTTGCAGATATGCCAAGAGATTATGGAACAGAACCCACGATATGACAAGGTAAGTGTGTCTTTACCAGAGGGTTTCCATCATACAGTAGATATAAAAGGATTGACTGTAGGTTTCACACACGGACATATGCACAGTGGTGGTACAGGACCAGAGGGAAAGATAATGAAGTGGTGGCAAGGTCAGATGTTTGGTGACTTTCCTGTTGGAGATGCAGAGATTCTTATTACAGGACACTTTCATCATCCTCGTATGATGCAGCAAGGTAACAGAACTTGGTTTCAATGCCCATCTATTGATGCAAGTATAGACTTTACTGCACGAACTGGTATGTGGAGTAAGCCTGGAGTGTTAACCTTTACTATTGATAAAGATGGTTGGGATAATTATAAGATAGTTTAGACAGAGTACATACTGTACTTAACTGTAAGCTCTGATCCTGCCTCTATATCTTCTAATGTATATAGATAGCGTGTCATCTTACCTTGTATCTCACAGTTAGGTCTATCACTATGATTAATAAATCCACCGAGTGGTGTTCGTAGTAAGTTATCAGGTTCGCCATACCATTTAGCGTGTGTCATTCCTATAACTTCATAAGCTGGTATATCTTTAATTGCAAACAAACCTAACCCTTCTATCTTACTTGGTTGAATAGTAAGATAGTCAGGTAACGGTCTGTACTTATTCTTCTTCTTCAACAGTTGTAAGTATTTGTATGTTAGGAAGAATTGCTAGTAGTTGTTGTTGTCCATTAGTTAGCAATATGCTTTTACCCATAAAGAATGGAACACCTTTCTCATTTTTTCTGTTTAATAATTCTGCAATCAACATTCCTTCAGTTGCTTTGCTTAACATTGTGTCTATCATAATATCTCCTTTGTATGTACTTTAGCATCTGCTTCAAACAGATACCCTACTTCTTTACTTATCATATGATTGTTGTCAAACTCTGTGGTAGAAGGCATATCCCTAAGCTCCCATTTGAAATCATATTCAGATGCAATCATTTTATTAATATTCCAAGTCATAACCTTACCGTTGCATTCAGTAAGGTAAATAAAAGACTTGTTCTCCTCAATAGCTTTGATAATATTAGAATCAAATTTCTTCTTCTCTATTATCCAACTGTCATATGTCTTATCTCTTGACTTAATCTCTACAATGTATGTGTCATTCATTGCATCATAAGAACAGAATGGATCTTCTGTTTCTTGTAGCTTATCCATATTTGGATAAAGATTATTTAATTTTTGTACTACTTCAGCTTGTTTCATTTACAACCTCCAATATTTCTTTACATAATTCATAAGGAATTTTACTTCTTTCGTAAGCACCTTTTAGCCCTTGTGTTCCTGTCTTAGATCCACGAGGTGCTGCTTCGTGACAAGGCATACCATTTTTACACATTGGTCTAGGTGTCCAAGGTAGATTTGTCCATATGTCAGTAGGTTTCATACGATTATCTCCATACTGACAATAAGTAACTGTATGTCTAGTCAAATATTCTACTGCACCCATTTTACGCATTAGCCCTCTTGGATTTTCTATTACATAATACTTAGGTTGCAATTCATTCATTATCCAGATTGTTTTTTCTAATAATAACAAACCTATTTCTGCTTCTTTTGTTTTAGGTTTTCTATTACCTTCATCATCTGGTGCGTTCCAATGATGTCCACAACTAGCAATACTAAATGTAGTACAAGGTGGACTAGCCCAAATAACATCTGGTTGAAATGGTATATCATCTACATCAAGCTCTAATATGTCTTTTACTAAATCTATTTTTGTATAATGATTTAATGTTATAAAATCTGTACCATTATCAACAGTAAATGTTTCGTGTCCATATTCTTTAGCTACATTACTAAAGCTACAACTACCTGCGAAAAGTTCTAGTATTTTCATACTTCATTACCTTTCTGCATTCTCCACAATAGCCATTTACTATGTGGCTTGGCTCACCGAACAAATCAAGCTCACCTATATTACAACTTAAACATTTCAAAATAGTTCCACCTCATCTTCCTTATGTTTGGCTTGTATATCTATTGGCTCTAGTAAAGCGTGACATACTTTCCATTCCCAAGTAAACGGATTCTTCTCATCAGTCAGCTTATACCTATAACCACAGTAAAGATTGCCTTCCATATCTGAATATTTAATCTCGTTCTGTTCGCAATAAAATGGTGCTTTGCATTTAGTATCTGGTGGTGCAGGTACATCAAAGTTATAATCAGGAAATCTTTTTTGCAACCTAGCTTTAAGTTTCTCTATGTTTATAGATTCCCCTGCTCGTTCTAAATCCATTCGCTTGGTATTGATTCGTTACCTGACCAAGCAGCCCAACCACAGCCACTACCATAAGGTGCTTTCTGACAAGCAAAGTCTGGTATCTTAGAGAACTTAGGATCAGATTTCTTATCTCTGTTATCTACAACGCTACCTTTATCAGTACAACTAGGACATACTTTGTTCTCATCAGTTGGAGGTCCAGTATAGGTAACCTTTGCACCTAAAATTTCCTCTGCCTCTGTTGTGTCTGGTAACTTATCTTCATTAGCATTAAAGACTTCATCTTTATATATTTCTATTTGTGATTCATCCCATTCGTTAATATCTTTTGGAAATCCTTTTGACACTACATCATCATAGACTTTACGCTTTAGCTTATCTCTTTTAGCTTTGTCTTTAATAGTTGCATCCATAAACTTTGCTAACTCTTGCTTGTTATTAGGATTATCAGCTACATCTTTAGCAAAGTCTTGTTTAGCTTTAGCTAAGTTATCTTCTTTTTCTATGACAACATCTTTAACAGTACCTGTCTTTTCCATTGGTTGTGGTGCAGAGTAATGTTCTTCTTCTGTTACGCCACCATTCCAGAGTTGGTCTAAACCTAATCCAAATCTCATAGCACAACGCTTAATACCATCTGAAACTGCAAGTTTAAGTAGTTCGCTTTCAGTTAAGTTACGCTTAACAGCGTGTACATCTACATCTCCTACATCTTCTTTGATACCTAGTCCAGGGATTTCTAACCTACACTTTGCACCTACAATAGCGTTGTCTTTATCTCTCAACACTTCGTATGTGAAGTTATAGTCTGGTGCTACATCAACTAATCTCTTAGTGATAATCCCGTGACTTATGTAATCTCCAAACTTACCTTGTGGTGCTTTGTTAATTACATTCTTTGGGAAGTCTTTAATCAACTTCTTCTGTGTTTCTTTATTCATTATTTATCTCCTATTTTCCTACATTATAGTTACTAAGTCTGACAATATCTACTAGACTGAAATTGATAAACAGATTATTCAATGTTTATTTCCTTTCTGAAGTAGATAACCTCTAGCAATAGAGGTTGTTTACTTAACAATCCTATGTATCATTTGTCTAGTTAATTCAGTAGTCGTTGCTAATGACTGTGCTGATATGCCTACATTGTATAGGTCTTTTATTGCCTTATCTCTTAACTCTTTGTATGTTTTATTAAGTTCTTCTAATCCTGATAGCTCATTCAAGCTCTCTTGCAGCACCAAATAAAGTTTCTCTTTCTCTTGCTTGTCTACATTCTCGCTGATGTTCTCTTGTGCCTGTTCTAATAAGTCATCCATTACATATCCTTTCTAATCTGGTCTAAAAATTCCTGTGTTAATCCCTGTGATTTTCGTTGTTGTTCTTCTAAGCGTACTCGTTTATAGAATTTGTATCTATATATTAATTTACTAAACATAATTCCTTTCTGTTATTTAGTTGTGTTTATATTGTACTGTCTGCTCTTTTAAGAGTGACAATGAATGATCCCATTTGATTTTCTTGGCTGACTACTTCTAATCTATTTCGCCTACAATATCTTTCTACCTCGCTTGTGCTAGGGAAGATACGAAAGCTACGATTAAAAGCTACGACTATCTGCCTACAATCTCGTGGCATATCAATTTTTACCATTAATAACCTTTCATTACAGTATAAACAGAAGTTTACAATAGCGTGTAAACTTATTTGACTTTTTTATTCTCTCTCTTCTCTAAGCATTTCTATTGTTCTTTCTACTGCACTTAATAAAGGTGTTTCTCTATCAAACTCTCCATTTAAATAAAGTTGCTCAATAATATACCTTGATACTTTTTCTAAGTTATCCATTGTTGTTTTCATTATTCTCCCTCTCCTCTGAACATTTCCTCAAAACATTCTGGATGTACCCCAGTCATTAGCTGTTCTCTTTCTTCTTTGCTATGTTCTGGAAATATATCCTGTACCAATCTTCTAAGGTGTCGTGGTGTTTCAATAAACTCTTTATACTTCTCTGGATCTACCATAACTGTACCTGTCTGCCTACAATG